AAATGGAGAAGCAACAAATCATCAATTGCTATAATCAATCGTGGCATTTTAGAGATAAGCCATACGAAACAGCAGAAAAATACTACAACGAAACATTTGGAAAGATATAATATGACAAACAAAGAAAAATGTAAGCCTTTAGATTGACTTTGGAAAATAATATCTAAATTTAGCCTTATAGTGGAAAAAAATAGGCGCAAAGCAAGAAAAATGGGCGCAATGGTGGAATAAATAATCTTTGTAGCTCAAAAGTGAGCCGCAAATATCCGCATTTATACGAATAATGAGCTTTAAAAAGGATAAATAATGTAATTTAGTGACTTTAATAACCAGTTAAGTGTCACAAGTTTTAAAATAATAGTGAAAATGCAGAAGCACATCAAAGTATATTTCAATCACTATGGCTTAGACGAGCATTCGTTTATTGCCTGCGAAGTATGCAAAGCTAAAGCAGTGGACATTTAACATCTTTTTATTATATTTGCAATATGAAATGTTTAAGTTGTCAAAAAGAAACAAAAAAGTGGGGACACTCGTTTGTTAAATATTGTAATATTCAATGCAAATTGGAATATCAAAAAAAAATCAATAAAACTCATTATGATAATATTGATTGCATTAATTGTGGTAAAAATTTTACACCAAAATCAAAAGTAAATAAATCTTGTTCAAAAAAATGCAATAATATAATAAAAGGCCAAAACAAAAGTAAAAAGCCAGATTTTAAAAAATGCAAGTTTTGTAAAAATGAATTTAAACCATATACATCATTAGATAAGTTTTGTTCTGCAAATTGTAGAGTTAATGAAGTAAAAAGTAAAAGGTCAAGAAACTGGCAAAGTGTTCAAAATATACTTGGTTCTAAAAATCCATCTTATAAACATGGTTTAACTTTATCTAAAGAATCAAAAAATAAAACATTAACTAAACAAAGAGAGTATTCTCGAATAAGAATAAATAAAATACAAAACATGTTTCAATTGCATGGTTATTTATTTTGCGAAAAATGTAAAATATCAAATGTTAAACTGGAAACACATCATATTATATTTAGAAGCGAAAAGCCAAATCATGAACACATGCACAATGAAAGAAATTTAATAACATTATGTGTTAAATGCCACAATTATTTTCATAAAGACAAAAAGGTTCGAAATTATTTAATTGAAGACAGAAATCTTAAAGAGTTGTTTGGGAATGATATTTTAAGATAAAAGAATGGCTATTGGAATTGCACACATCAAACCTTTAAGTGTCAACAAAGCATGGCAAGGGAAACGATTTAAGTCTCCAGAGTACAAAGTTTATGAAACGCAAATGCTTTTGACACTAAAGCCAATGCAACTGCCAGAGCCGCCATACCAAATTGACTTTGAGTTTGGATTCAGCAATAAAGCATCGGACATAGACAACCCAATGAAACCATTTTTGGATATATTGCAAAAAAAGTATAATTTTGATGACGCAAACGTCTATAAAATAGTGATAGTGAAGACAATAGTTGCCAAAGGTAGCGAGTTTATAAAGTTCGAAATCAAATCACTAAGGTAAACGGCTGAATTTAAGTAAATTATATCATTCAAATTTCACATTAATTGTCATGAACATAAAAATAAGCGACAAAGAGTTTTTAGCAATACTGAGAGAGAACGCAGGACTATTTTCGAGGACTGCAAAAGCTATTGAAAAGCAATTCAAAATTGATTACACGAGGCAAGCGGTCAGAGAGAGAGCATTAAAATTTCCAGAGGAACTAATTGACATCCGAGAACAAAACATTGATGTGGCCGAAGATGGATTGTTTAGTCTTATGAAGTCAGACAATGACAATGTAAAGATGCGAGCAATCGAATTATATTTGAAAACCATTGGCAAAGCCAGAGGATATGTCGAAAAGGTCGAGCAACAAATTACTGGGGGCATGGACAACACATTAGAAATAAAGATTGTTAAAACCGAGTTCCCGATAAGGTCAACAGAAAACGATGTTTGAAACAACTGAGTTATTTGAAGCTAATATAACGGCCGAGACTAAAATCATAATCAATCAAGGCGGGACATGGTCTGGAAAAACCTATTCTATTTTGCAGGCGCTTGCCTATTTTGCATTGACAGACCCAAACTCACTAATCACAATCGTTGGTCAAGACATCCCGAATCTTAAAGCGGGAGCGCTCAGAGACTTTCAAAATATCATTTCAGACAATCCAATTGTTGACGCCCAGATTAGCGACTATAATAAATCCGACAGAATTTACAAGTTTGTTAATGGCTCAATGATTGAGTTTAAGTCTTATGATAATTCGCAGGATGCAAAGTCTGGAAAGCGAGACTATTTGTTTTTAAACGAGGCAAATGGAATTGACAGACAGATTGCAAAGCAACTATTGCTAAGAACAAAGAAAAAAGCATTCATTGACTTTAATCCAGACGCAGAGTTCTGGGTGCATGAAGACTATTTGAACAATCCGACCGCAAAGTTTATTTATTCCGACCATAGAAACAATCCCTTTGTCCCGAATGAGAACAGAGCCGAAATTGAGGCGCTTAAAGACATCGACATTGAATTGTGGAAAGTCTATGCAAGGGGAATAACGGGACGCATTGAGGGGCTTATTTATCGCAATTGGACGATAGGAAATTCATTCCCAGAGGTTGATTATGTTTACGGCTTAGACTTTGGATATAACCACCCCACGACACTGGTGAAATGTGGATGGGACGAAAACAAATTCTATTTAGAAGAGGTCATTTATGAAAGCGGATTGACAACGGCTGACTTAATAGAGAAAATGCAGAAATTAAACATTGGACAAAAAGAAATATTTGCGGATGCTGCCAGACCAGACACAATCGAGGAACTTTATAGAGCGGGATTTAACGTCTTTAGCGCAGATAAATCGGTTAAAGATGGGATTAACACACTAAAGGCAAAGCCAATTGTTTTGGTTGACTCTCCAAATGGAGTCAAAGAGTTCAAAACGTATAAATGGAAAACAGATAAGAACGGCAAAGCAATTGACGAGCCAGTCAAGTTCAATGATGACTTTTGCGATGCTGCCAGATACGGCATTTTTAACGGCACAAAATCCCACACAAAAAAAATATCATGGTTTTAGTTAACATCGACAAAGAATACCAATTCCCTACGCAATTGGACGAAATAACATTGAGGCATTTTATCGACTTGCAAAACTTGTTGCATGAGGAAAAATACAACGAAGCGGTCATGCTTATGTCTGGAATCAGTGAGGACATTTACGACAAAATTAGTTTGAACGGCAAATTGGAATTAACTGGGTTGGCTCAGATGTTAGTCAATGGCGAGATTCTTATGGTTGGCGAGCGATTAGATTTATACGAAATTATGGCTTGTCCTATTGGACAATTTGAAGACTGGAAAGCAACCATTGCAGAGTTTAAAGATTGCGAGTGGAAAGCATTGCCATTTTTATGCTTGTTAGAAACTGGCGAGTATAACTATGACACCAGAACAAACAAGCGCTATTTAGAATATCTAAACTTGCCCGCATCTGTTGCACTTTTTTACCAAAACAAAGTGAATGAGCAATTTGCAGATGTTCACAATAAATTCTTACCTTTGTTTGAAAGCGAATTAGAGGACATTCAATTAGAAGCGGGAGTTCAAAGTCTTAATCAGTTTGGCGGTTATGGCACATTGGTGCAATTGGCAGATGGGATTTACAAAGACATTGAGGCAGTGAGCAAAACAAGCGTTGCGGAGGCATACACTTTTTTAACTTACAAGAAGATTGAAAGAACATATTTGCAGAACTTAGAAAAATTGAGACGTGAACAAATTAATCGAAATATTCAAGACTAAAGCCGAGCAGACTTATGCTTTCGGCAATGGAACGTTTAATGAATTGAACGCCCAGTCGAATATAAAATATCCGCTAATCTGGATGCTATTCCCTTTGAGTGTAACAAACAACTCGACAAATAACATTATTGTGTCGCAGACTTATTCGTTTAGTTTACAATTTATCACATCGGGGTCGCTTAAGGATAAACAATCCCAAATGAATAACCATTTCGACCAATTGAATAAAATCATGGTTGGATATATTCAGTCAATGCAAATTGAGAACGAAGATTTGGAAAGGGATGCAATGACATTTGGGCAAGCAACAATGATTAATAAAAAGCAGGACAATGTTCATTATGGTTGGTCGGTTGCGGTATCGGTAACGTTGCCAATTGATTCAAGTTTGTGTTGTGATTTATTCGCATGATAGATTTAACGAACACACTGGCGGAATTTAACAAGCTAAACGAGGCGCTTGTTGAGGCACTTGGCAAAGCAGGTTCATTGGCTGACTCGCATGAAGTTGTTTTGACTGCTGAAAATACCAGAAGTCAAGTTGCTATCATGGCAAATGATTATTGGTATTGGCAAAATTATGGCAGAGGGATTACAAAAGAGGGGAACGACCCTGCATTGGTTAGACCAAAGATTGATGAGTGGGTTAAAAAATTACCAGACTGGTACGCAAAAGATAAAAAAGACGGCTCAAAGGGCAAGAAATTAACAAAGGATGAGCAAGCGTTTTTGGTTACGAGAAAAATACATCGAGAGGGATATAAGGGGAATTTTTATGCAGATAAAACATGTCCACTATTTGAAGACGCAATAAACAAAGCAGTTTTAGAGGACATACAAAACTATTTTAACAATGAGTTTAACAATTGAAGTTGAGCCGTCAGTAAATACGGCCGTTTATAATCCAGTGCGATTCGAGTTTAACTCGGACGTTACGTCTGACTATACAATCGGAGCAGAAACTGAGGGGGGTGATGGCTTTGTAAACAACAATGGCTATGTGCAAATTGATTTAAGTGCACCACATGGTTTATTAGTTGGCGATTTCATTAAGATTTCACAAAATTCGGGCGTTGAGGCATACAATGGCGTTTGGCTTGTTACGTCTGTCGTTGGCGATAGCTTTACAATCAATGCTCCTTATGTTAGTGCAGGCGATGGAAATAATATTTGGTATTATAAATATCTAAGAAACTACAATGCAGTGATTCGAGTATTTGGATTTAACTATTGCGACAATGGATTCGAGGAAATTGCAAAAATTACTTTAAAGCCAACGTTTGTTTTGGGCTACTGCTATTTCATTATTGATATTGCTGACATCTTAAAGGATTACAACTCTGAGTGCAACGTGGTTACAGATGTAATTTCTGGCGACTTGTTTCCTTTAATTAGTCCGCCAATTATCCAGAACAATTTAAAATCATATATTAGATATTACATTTCTTATGCTGAGGGATTCGACAATCCAGTTGGAAACGAGGCTCAGTATGAAGAGACAACACCAAGCGACTTATAAGATATGCCAACAGAATATTATACATCAAACGCAGCGTTGCAATATAACGTAACAAATGATTTAACAGACTACATGTTAAACGATACTGGCGTAACTGGCAAGAAGTTTTTAACAGAAGCGCCATTGACTAAGATAATGCCAGAGAATGAATTGTCTGCGCTTTATTTTCTTTGTAACGATGGCAACTTTATTGCATCTGCTCAATATACTTATTATGATGTTGATGGCAATACATTAGGACAAACAAGCAATGCTTTATATCCAACATTAACACTTTATCACAATGCCATCCCAGTTAATTGGATTGGTGCAGACCCTGCGGCGGTTAAAATGAGAGTCAGAATTATAAGAACTGCGGGCGGCGTTTCAATAACTGAGGAGCGTTTTTATATTAGAGACCAGAATCTTTATTGCAACGAGAAACAAGTCAACTGGTTAAACAAGTTGGGCGGATACGATAGTTTTATGTTCACTGCGGGTCAAGAAACTGCAATCAATGTGAGACGTGAAATACCAATTGAATTCAGTATGGCGACAAACTTTGAGTCTCCAAACAGAATCAATGGCTATCGCTCGCATTCGTCTATTGAGTCGCTAAGTTTAGCAACCAGAGTTAACACCAAAGAAACGGCAAATTGGTTAAAAAGAGAATTGATTGACTCGATTGATGTTTACGTTGTTAACGATTTAACCTATGTGCCAGTGAATGTGAAAAATTCGTCTGTTGCTTACGATACATTTTCAAAAGATTTTATCGTGAAATTTGAATTTGAGTATGCATTCCCAATTAACATCCAAACACGATAGATGGAATATACTGAAATCATAATTGACGATTTATACCAATTGGAATTGGGCGACAAAGCCATTTTAATTCCGATGACTTATGAATTGATTGACATTAAAGATTTAAACAGACGTTCTGGTTCTAAGACAAAAACGATTGTTATTCCCAGAACGAAGCAGAATGACAAAATATTTGGATTTGCTTTCAATATCAATGCAAAAAACGCTTTTGATAAATACACTCAGAGAAAAATTCGCATCCAAAAAAATAGTCAAGTATTATTTAATGGCCTTTGTGTGCTTACAGAGGTAACAAATGAGACCATTTCGTTTTATGCCTTTGCTGAGTTAAGCAAATTAAAAGAGGTATTTGGGACAAGGTCTATAAATGATTTGAATCTGGATGACTTAGACCATACCTATGACGCAACAATCTTTGACACATGGAATGGGAATTATCCTGCGGGCGTTCCAGAGGATTATTTTTATCCATTTATTGACTATGGGCAATTTAATAATAGAAGTCCATTAAACAATCCAGAGGAAACAGACGTTTTTATTACAGACGTTTATCCTGCATTATATTTAAAGCGTGCAATTAATCAAATTTGCATTGACAACGGCTATACATTAAAGACAACTTTCTTTGATGACTATAATACAAGCAAATTATTGATTCCATTTAGCAATGAACAATTTATCCATTCAAATAAATATCTAATTAATACAGATGGCTTTTCTGGGACACGACCAGAAACGTCTCCTTATGCTTTGCCATCGAGTTTAATCCAATATACAATACCAATTACACAAGAAATATCTGACCCATTATTTCAATTTGCATCTGACGAGTTTGTTTCAGCAAGTAGTCAATCAGTTGAGGTTAATATTTCTGGCTTTGTGGACACGTTGGGAACTTATGGAGTTCCAAAAGTATTTGACATTAAACTCCAATACTATAATAGTGGGACGGCTACATGGTCGGATGTAATCGTTAAAGATTATGGACAGATTGCAAATGCAGTTCCTTTTCAAATTAAAACAAGCATTAATTTATTCACTGGCGATAAACTAAGGTTTGTGGCGACCAGATATGCAGTTAAATCAATTGGCAGTGAGGTTTTAATTTATCCAAACGTTTACACCATTTATCCAAAAGACGTTAAGTTAAATATTGCGCAAGGGGAAATTGTGCAAATGTCTCCAAATTTACCAAACATAAAGCAGTCAGATTTATTTCAATGGTGCTATAAAATGTTTAACTGGGTTATTGTTGTTGACGATAATAAAGGGCAAGTTCAAATAAGCACTTATGATTCATTTTATCAAAATGGCGGTCAAAAAGACTTTAGTCAAAAATTAAGTTTGACACCAAATGCAACAATCAATTACCAACCGACCAATTTCTCTCGCAAATATGATTTTAGATATAAGCATGACGAAAAAGACTATTGGTTAACCAGATATGATTTAAAACAAACAACCGACCAACCATACAAATATGGGGACGGCCAATATTATTTAACACAACAAGGCGAGGCAACATTAATTGGCGAGGTTGGATTCTCTCCGACTATCATTGAAAAATCATGGAATGGCAATGACCCAGACTATATTTATTTGCCGACAATGCTCGACATTGCAGAGCCAACAATTTTAAACACTCAGCATGAGCCGAGAATTTTAATAAATGGAGGTCTAACAACGATTGATATTTTATCGGATGGATTATATTCTGTTTTAAACGTTGAGGGAGTTGGCAATGTTTCAGATTTACCATTGTGCTATTTCCAGAAAAAAAAATATAACGAGGACGGCATTGACGCATTTGAATTAAATCTGGCATTTAACACGCCAAATGAGGTTTTAAACATGCCCAAAAATTTAGTTGACACATATTACAAGTCAGCAATTGACTCGCTTTCGGTTTCTGCGCAAGTTACTGCATATTTTAAATTGAGTAGTAAAGACATTACAGAATTAGATTTTGCAGAACTCTGGTATATTTCGTATTTTAGTGCGATTTTTAGACTTAACAGAATTGTGGACTATAATCCAAACTCTTTAGGTCTAACAAAGGTTGAATTAATTAACGTTGGCGTCTTAGATAGAACGATTGACACATTTGGAGCAATAGAACCAGTGGCAGATTTTACATATTTGGACACTGAAATTTTAGAAGATATAATAACTGAAAATAATAACGACATAATAATTTAAAAAAAAATGGCAAAGAAAAAAATAAGCGGACTGCCTGCTGGCAGCGCTCTAAATGGAACTGAGTTAGTGCCTATCGTTCAGACTGGCACAACTAAAAGAATCACAACGCAGGACATTGCAAATTTAGGCAATGCAAGTGGCGTTGAGGGAACTGGCACAATCAATCGAGTTGCTAAGTTTACCGCAGCTTCAACGATTGGAAACTCTTTAATCAATGACAATGGGACAAGTGTTTGGACAAATGGCGGGGGCGCAATTGCAAGCAATACTGCTTATGGTCAAAGTGCTTTAACAAGCAATACCACTGGCACAGACAACGTAGCTTTTGGACTTTCAGCATTAAACGCTAATTTAATAGGAGCAAGCAACTCTGCTTTTGGACATGAGGCTTTAAAATTATCGACTGGAAGTTTTAATACTGGAATTGGTAGGCACGCATTGACATCGAACACAACTGGTGCGTCTAATACTGCAATTGGAGTTGGTTCTATGTTTGGCAATGTTGCGGGTGGAAACAATACGGCAATTGGTCAAAGTGCTTTGCGTTCAAATAATGCAAGCAATAATGTTGCCGTTGGTTTTGAGGCTGCTTTTACAAATGCAAGTGGAACTGGACTAACTGCTATTGGATACCAAGCGTTAAGAGTATCAACTGGCAATAACAATACTGCGGTTGGTAATCAATCTTTGTTTGCAAACACAACTGGAGCGTCAGTAACTGCAATAGGTTATCAATCGTTGCGTCAAAATACAACTGGCTCAAATAATATCGGTTTGGGGGATTCATCTTTGTTTAACAATACAACTGGTTCGAATAATACTGCATTAGGAACTGGCGCTTTAGCCACATCAACTACGGCTTCAAACAATACCGCAGTTGGTCGCACCGCATTATTATTTAACACCGCATCTAACAACACTGCGGTTGGCTTTGAGGCTGCATATACTAACACAAGTGGAACTTTAACCGCAATTGGTTATCAAACATTAAAAGCAAACACCACTGGAACAAATAATACCGCAATAGGAGATAGAGCATTAACTGCAAATACAACTGGTATAACAAATACCGCTATTGGTCAAGCTGCATTATTTACAAATATTGTAGGTAATAACAATACTGCTATTGGAACAAGTGCTTTGTTTGCAAATACAGGGTCTGCAAATACTGCTATTGGTTCAAGTGCTTTGCTAAACAACACCGCAAGTAATAACACTGCGGTTGGTTTTGAGGCAGCAAGTGGAAATACAAGTGGTAGTTCAATAACTGCAATAGGATATAGAGCGTTAAAAGCAAATACAACTGGCGGCAGCAATACTGCAATAGGGGATGTTGCATTAACTGCAAATACAACTGGGGCAAACAACACCGCAGTTGGATATTTTTCATTGGCAGGCAGTACAAATGCAGGTCAAAATACTGCAATTGGATATGGTTCATTTAGTTCAAATACAACTGGTCAAAATAATACTGGAATTGGATATAATGTGCAAACTGGAAACTTTAATGGTAGTGTTGTTATTGGTAGAGATGCAGTTGCAACAAATAATAATCAATTTGTTGTTGGAACGGCTGCAATAAATGCAGGTGCGGTAGCAGTAGAAGTAAATGCATCTTCAAAGGTTTGGAATGTAATAATTAACGGAGTAGCACAGAAAATATTATTAGCATAATGGAAACAATAGAAATAACACCAGAGCAAATTGCCCAGAATTATTCTGCGGCAATGGATAGCGTCAACCTTATTGCAGAGTTAAGAACAAAAGAAACTTTGACTGAAGAGGATGAGCAAACAATCCAAAGAAATGTTGAGCATTTGGAAATTATGTTAGCAAAAGATTATTGGACGAAAGAAGATTTAACACCTTTAAAAATAAAATAATGGATAACAAGTTAGCAAAACAAATCGTAAAAGAGGCATTGAATTTGGCAATCGCAAAAGGTTGTTTTAATTTAGCAGAGGTTTCAAGCATCGTGAAAGCAATTGACTTTTTAGATGAGCAACCAGATGTGGAATTTGGTAAAGTGGAATAATTTAACGGCGGTCGGGAAACTGGCCGCCATTTAAACAAAGGAAATGGCAGACGAAAAGTCAATTGTATATAATGTCGATATTCAGTTCGGGGAACTCCAAAAGAACCAAGAAGAGATTAAAAAAAGGATTTCTGACTTGCGAGAGGAGCAATCGAAGTTAGACGTTTCAACTAAAGAGAATCAAAAGGCTTTTAGGGATAATAACGCCCAGTTGAAAGCATTAGAGGGGCAATACAAGTTAAACGAGAAATCAATTGGCGATTTATCGAATGCCGAAAAAGCAAACACAGACACGACCAATTTCAACAATAACTCAATCAAACAAAATCGTGAGTTATTAAAGGAATTGAATGCGGAATATGTTAGAATCCAAAAGCCAACCAAAGAGCAAACCGATAGGCTAAAGAGTTTAACAGATACTTTAAAGGCGCAGGAATCTGCAATCGGAGACAACCGCAGAAATGTGGGTAATTATTCAGACTCATTTAAGGGATTGATTGGTCAATTCCCTGCATTGCAAAATGGATTAACTGGAGTGGGCAATGGATTCAAAGCATTAGCCGCAGGAAACCCATTTAGTTTAATTTTGATGGCAGTTACGCCATTAATTCAATCATTTTTAAAATTAGAGCCAGTAACAAACGCAATTAGCGGAGTTTTTGAGGGACTAAGTGCGACAATCACAACCATTTCGTCATCGGTTAAAAACTTTTTTGATTTGGTAAGTTCTGGCGGGGGCATATTCGATTCGTTTTCGAACGCATTTGGGAATTTAGGTTCTAACATTGCATCCGCAGCCGCAGAGGGTTATAACTTAGTGCAGGCATTGGATGACTTAGAAGACGCAGAACGTGCAAACCAAGCGACACTGGCGCAAACAAATAGGGATGTGGCTATCTTAATTGCACAGAGTAAAGATAGGACTAAGACAGAGAGAGAGAGAATTGGTATTTTACAAGAAGCAAACAGATTAGAAGAGGAGCAGTTAAAAAAGGATGAGGCATTAGCAAACAGAAGAGTTGCAATTGCAGCGAAAGCATTATCAAACGCAATTAAAACTGGGCAAGATAGAGACACCGCAGAGCAAAGATTGGCAGACGCTCAACAAAAGCGATTTGAAGTACAACAAGCGGCGGGCGTTCAGACAGAAAAAAACCAAGGTCGTATAAATGGATTAATTGAGGGCGAAGCGACTATTCGAGAAAAGCAAAAAGAAAAAGAGAAAAAGAATTTAGAAGATAGGGCAAAAGAATTAGAAAAATTTACTGCTAAAATTAGAGCGCAATTATCTGAAGAGCAGAAATTGAGAGTTGACGCATTCAATAACGATAAAGTAATTAACGATTTAAACAGAGCGCAATTTGAGGCCAATTTAAAACAAAAATTTGCAAATGGGTTAATGACTCAAAAGCAATATGATGACGCTTTAAAACAATCGCAGATAGATAGAAACAATGAGGAAATTGCTCGACTTGAGGAATACAATGGAATCACTGGCGCTTATGACGACCAGATTACTGCGCTACAAATTGCCAATCAAAATTTGGTTACTGATAATAAGATTAAAAACGATGAGGAGCAAAAACAATTAGACGAGCAAAAATTACAATTTGAATTGGAATTAGCGCAAGTTGAGGCAACAACCTTAGAGGAACAAAGCGCAGCCGAAATTGCTATTTTGAAAAATAAAAATGCTTTAATCTTAGCGGATACAACTAAAACAGAAGAGCAAAAGAAACTTGAAATTGCTAAAAATAATGCTGCAATTGTTTCAATTGAGAAAGCAACTGGAAAAGCAAGAATCGAGGCCATAAATGCGGTTGGTCAATCATTCATGGCTTTATCTAAACTATTAGGCGAAAATACAAAAGCGGGGAAAGCATTGGCAATTGCCTCAACAATTATTAGCACGCTCACATCCGCTCAAAACATTTACGAGTCAACGTCAAAGATTCCATTTATTGGCTCAATTTTAGCGCCTATCAATGCGGGTATTGCTTTGTTGCAAGGTTACCAAAGAGTGCGAGAGATTAGAGCCGTAGAAGTCCCACAATTCGCAGAGGGGGGATTGATTGAGGGCTTTGCAAATGGCGGTTTATCTGGCACACGAATTGGCTCTGGAATGGGAATGCCTATTCGCAGAAAAAATGGCGACAACTTATTAGCAACAATTAAAACTGGAGAGGTTATATTAAATCAAAGACAACAAGCGGCTTTAGGTGGCTCAAATACATTTAAGCGCATTGGAGTCCCTGGATTTGCTAACGGCGGAATGATTACACCAGATGCGGCGATTGATAGCAGCATAAACATGGCAGAGGCATTGAGAGGCTTGCAACTTGTAGTAAGTGCAACCGAAATAACAGAAGTTCAAAACAGACTTAGAGTCATAGAAACAACGACATCACTATAATGGCAAAGGCAAAAGCAACGGCGCAGAAAATAAAAGTAAATTTCGGAAAGCGAAAGACTGGCAGAGCAGCGAAAGCAAAAAAATTTCAACCAAAAAAATATAAAGGACAAGGCAAATGAACATTGAACGTGAATTTTACACCAGAATTGACACCACTTTTGGCGATTGCAATAATGTGGCCTATCATTTAGCCGAGAAATGTGCGCTAACAACTGGCGACATGGAGCGATATTTGATTCGTTGCGAATATGAAGAGCAAGTCATTAAGAATAAAAAAAGCAAAATGATTATTTATGCTGACTTAGCAGAGAAATATTGCAAGTCGATTCATTCGGTCATCTATATTGTAAAGAAAATCTAATTGTAAAAACTTTACAAAAAGCATATTTCTATTTCCGCTAACTTTGTTAACATGGAAATTTATAATTTGCTAATCAATAAGGACATTGGAACTGACAAAGGCGAACTTTCGGCCGATTACGTTAGGTCTGAAATTTCAAAGGCACAATCACAAGGGTCAAAAGAAATCAAATTGATAATTAACTCACGTGGCGGAAGCGTTTACGAGGGTTTTTCTATTTACAACGACTTGCAGGACGCAGGTTTAAAAATTACGGCATACATTCATGGTTTTTGTGGCTCAATTGCAACTCTAATTGCATCGGCCGCATCTTATGTGGAAATGTCTGAGACTGCTCAGTATATGATTCACAATGCAAGTGGCGGAGCGCAGGGAACTGCTCACGAAATTAAGTCAACGGCAGAGGCTTTGTCGCAAATCGACACAATACTTGCACAGAATTACGCTAAGAAAACAAAAAAATCAATTGAAGACATCATGTCAATGATGGACAAAACAACTTACATGACACCACAACAAGCAAAAGAACTTGGATTCGTGGATGCGGTAAGGATGCCAATTGCAGCATTCGGAAAATTTAACGATAAAATAAAAATGGATACAAATTTCAAAAACAAAATTGCCTCTGCTTTCAAGGCTATTGAAGAGGCATTGACTGGCACAGAGCCAACAAATTTCGTTGAGCCATTGGCAGACGGAATGACAATTCTTTATGGAGACGGCGAGTTAGAAGTTGGGAAACCAGTTTATACAGACGAAACCATGACAACTTTTGCACCAGAGGGCGAGCATGCTTTAGCAACTGGCAAAATCATTATTGTTGACGCAGCAGGCGTAATCGTTGAGATTAGAGAAATCGAAGTTGAGGTTGTTTCTGAGGCAACTAACATGGTTGAGGAATTAACTGCACAAGTTGAAACATTAACGGCTGAAATCACTGCTTTAAAAGCAGAGAAAACAACCATTGAAACTGCAAGCGCAGCATTCAAAGCAAAAATGGACAAAGAGTTCAAAGCATTAAAGTCATTAGTTGAAACGGCTGAGACTAAAGTAGTAAACGCAGCAGCAGCAAAGGCAGAAGTTAAAAAATCGCCATTTGACATCGTTGCAGAAAATATTAAAAAACAATATTAATTAAACAAAAAATAAAACAACAAGAAAATGGCAGATGTATTAGACATTAACGTTAGTTGGGCAGGGCAACAAG